GAGCGCGTGCTGCCGGGTAAGGTGATCCGCAAAGCCCTCGCAGAGCGTGCCGAGGAGATCGGTCGCCGGCAGGGTTATAAACCCAATCGCAAGCAGATGGCCGAACTCAAGGACGAACTGATCGCCGCCATGCTGCCGACCGCGTTCATCAAGCCGGTCGACGTGCTGTGCATGATCACCAAGGACTACCTGATCGTCGGCACGGGGAGCGCAAGCGTCGTCGACGAGATCGTCAAGCTGATCTGCCAGCAGTTCGAGCAGCACGACCTACGGTTCGAGGCCATCAGCAGGGACCGCAAGCCGGGTCGCTGGATGACCGAACTGCTGCTCAACGGTACAACCGAGAGTGGTAAGTTCAACTGCGGTCAGAGCGTCGTGCTGAAGGGAGAGGGTAAGTCGACCGCACGCTTCAAGGACATTGACTTGCAGAGCGAGCGCATCAGTGAACACGTCGCGGCAGGTATGTCGCCGGTCGAACTGTCGATCATCACGAAGAACAATGACGGCGAGGACCGTGTGATGTTCACCCTGAGCGATCAGATGGTGCTCAAGCGGGTCACTCTGTCCGACGTGCTGACCGAGGATGTGAAGGACGACGCGGGCGGCGACGACACGGCCTACTTCGACGCTACGGTCGCACTCGTCGGTGGGGAGATTCGCCGCCTGCTCGATGATCTGCTGACCGAGATACCTCAGCAAGATGACGAGGAAGAACTGTGATGGACATGTACACAGTCGGGTTCGTCGTCGGTCTGCTGTGCGGCCTTGGCGCGGCGTGGGGTATCTACGCGGTATGCAAACCGTATGAGAAAGGAGCGTGTGATGATTGAACTGTTCGGGATGATGCTGTCTGCAAGTCTCGGGTTCGCCCTCGGCTGCGTGTGGCTCAGTGGTCGCACGAACTGCGAGGACTGCGGGGAAAGCGACTTCGTCTACCGTTGCGACCGACACCCATACTCGCTCGCAGGTCGGGTGACGATCCCCGACGACGCACTGTTCGTCAACCCCTACACCGGACAGCCTCGTGACGCGAGGGACGTGTTCAGCGACCCGCACGGCCATCTGATCCTGAAGCCGTATGTCGAGGAGCAAGCATGAGCGTGATTGAATTCAAACCGTATGGTGCGGGTTACGGGGTCGTGCACGTCATGGTAGGTATGATCGAGTCGTTCCGGGGCATCGACTACAACGGCAACCACGGCACCGAGCTAACGCTGATTTCGGGCCGCAAGATCAACGTCGGCGAATGGCAGTCCGATGTTGCACTGAAGATCAAGAACATGAGGGAGCAAGCATGAGCGGTCTGCGTTGCCTCACCGCCGACAAACCGCATCGCTGCGGGGAGTGCGGCCGACTGATCCCGGTCGGTCACAAGTATTGGCGCAAGTTCAAGGAACCCAAGGGGAACAACCTCGGCGTCGACGAGCGGACACACACGAACTGCTTGAACTACGCGAACCAACCCGAGCTACCTGTCGGGTTCAACCAGAACCGGAAATCCGGTGAAGCGATTTTGAAAGGGCTGTCATGAGCGCACTTGATCGGCAAGAAGGCGGGAATCATTACAAAGGCATGGAGATTCAGCCGGCCGAGTTCATCACCCGCAACAACATCGGCTTCCTTGAGGGTTGTGTCATCAAGCGCATGTGCCGCTGGCAATCCAAGGACGGCTTGAAGGACTTGCGGAAGGCCATCCATGAGATTGAACTGCTGATCGAGTTCGAGGAAGCACGGATCAAACGCGAGTCGCCCCCGTGGCCTCACTCGGGAGAACAGACGCATTCAGGCGAACAGCCGTTCGTTGTCGGGTGAAGATAATTCTTGACAGACGGAACATCTCCCCCTAAGATGTGACACATCAACTCACACAAGGAGACAACGATGACACCGGAAGAACGCTTCGCCAACCACCGCACGGACCTCGCCCGGTCCGAGTCGGTCGACAGTACGCGCTTCGAGTACGTCACCAAGCGCGTGCAGGAAATCCTCGCCATGCGGATCAACGATCAGATCGGTGAGGACGCGGAGGGGTGGGAACTGTGTGATGCGGCGATTCGGGCGGTCGACATTGCCGATCAGATCGAAGCCAAGCACAAGCTGTTCAACTGGCTCCGCGACAACGCCGCTGCTCGTGCCGGTCGTGAGTTCGACCGCAGGATAGAACTCTACAAGCAGTTTGACCCCTCAATCTATACGGCAATTGCCGACGAGGCTAGACGGACGTGTAGCTCGATGCGTGCGAATATTGTCGCGTTCAAACGGGGCTACGACGATGCGAAGAACGGCAACCATGCCAACCCGTTCAACCACGATGGGGACAACGGGGTGAGGTTTCGTGCGTGGATCGAAGGTTATCGGTGCTTCCGTGCTGAGTCCGAACTGACCCGTTCCCGTGTCGGCGAAGGTCTGTGCGAAACCAAGAAAGGCGGTGTGCAGTGAATAAATATGATCGGGGGTGGCGCGACTCGATGCGCCTGCGTTTGGGGCTGCACTGGAAACAGGACACCCCGACTGTCTCGGACTACCACGACGCGATCCGCTCGCTGGTACTGCTGTTCGTCGTTCTTGTCGCATGGGCATGGGCGATGAACGCGGACTACGAGGACGCCAGTACGGCCGATAGACCGATCCTCAAATGCAAGGTCAACGCCAACTGGAACACGTCGGCCTGTCGGTCTGAGCATCTGTGCTACCCGACGAAGAAGCGGACGGTGTGAAGTCATGACCGAAGGTGTCGCCCACTTCGTCACCATCGAGCATATCCGCTTGTTCATCAACTCGAACAAGCACTCACTGTTCGACAAGCACAGCATAGCTCTCGCGGTCGACTGTCATGTCAGGACGGCACAACGGGCGCTCGCTGAAATCCACGAGGAAGGACGGCTTCTCGTGATCGTGCACTGGTACAGAAAGAACGGCGCACCGCAACCCGTCTACGCCCACACGATGATACGCGGGAAGTACAACGCACCACGGCCTGAGCCTTTACCGCTTGCGACGAGACAGGCGATGCGTCGGGCAATACCGGAGGTACGCGAGCAAGAGGCGTACAAGAAGCGGATCGCCCGCAACGGCGTCCCAAAACTCGGAATATGGAACCTTTGATATGACAGACATTTGGACTCAACCGGACGCAGTTGCGACGGTATACCCGGACTCGGCGGGGGAACCCTTACAGAAAGGAGACGCTGCTGCGGGAAACATCAGCGCCCCGCCGAGTGCTTGCGACCGTGCGACCATCGAACGGATCATCGCGCAGAACGCACCGACGCTTGAGTACATCAATCAGTACATCAAGTACCTTGAATATCGGCTCACCGCTGTGACCAGCGACCGCGATATGCAAGAAGCCCTGCGGCAACAGGCACAGGAAGTTGCGGACATGCTGCGTACTGAACTCGCCGCTGTCGATGCGGAGCGGAAGGACAAAGAGCGGTTGGACTGGCTTGAGCAGAACCCTCGGTACGCTCAGATGATGATTACCAACCAAGTGACCGAATGCGTGTTCTACGGTATTGCCTGTGCAGAACTTACACCGCTGCGAGAAGCCATCGACGCCGTGAGAGGTAAGTGATGTGCCCCGTTGAAGATCACCCCGTCCACCCGAGCGTTCGGCACGATGTTGTCATTGCCGGCTGTATCGACGGCCCCACCTCTGAGACCGGCTATTGGGCACGCGACGGCTATGTTCAACAGGTCGACGCCAACGGTCGCACGGTAGCAATCGCCAAGATGAAGTGGATCACCCACGAGATGACGAACGTGTGTCGGCAGATCGGCATACGGGAGAACGGTCAGTGGCGCGACCTACCGGAATGCTCGATCAACGGTCGTCCGTGTCGTGCACTCAAGGACACCGAGTACATCAAGCAAAGCCGTGAGCGGATCGACAACGAGTTCGGGAGGAAGTCATGAACGCAGTAAAGACGTGCAAGGCGCGACAGTACAGCGACCAGATGGTGTGCCCGCGCTGCGGCTTGCAGTGGGACGTGAACGACCCCGACCCTCCGCAGTGCCGGAAAGACGAACCGAAACCGCAAACGCCGAGCCTGATCGATAAATTGCTCGGCCGCAAATCAACCAACCGTTGAACAACCAACCGCAAGGAGTATCACCATGAATGCCAACAACATCAGTCACGCAGAACTCGTCACCGCACTCGCCAAACCCGGCGCGGAAATCGCCGCCAACATGACCCCGCTCGAAGCGCACCTCCTGCACATGGCAGTCGGCATCGCGGGTGAAGCCGGCGAACTGCTCGACGCCATCAAGAAGGCGGTCATCTACAAGAAGCCGCTCGACATTGACAACGTGATCGAAGAACTCGGCGACCTTGAGTTCTACATGGAGGGCTTGCGACAGGGTACGACCATCAGCCGGGAACTCGTCCTCGCGCAGAACATCGCCAAGCTGTCAAAACGGTACTCGTCGGGTTCCTACTCGGACAAGCAGGCCGCTGCGCGTGCCGACAAGACGGAGTGACCGCCATGCGCTCGCTCATCCTCGTCGTTGCGTTGTTCATCACGGCCTGCTCGTCAAGCCCACCCAAGCCCGAGACACCGGCCGTCATCGGCATGACGACCGACATGGTGCGCCGGTGGACCAAGTGGGGTGAGCCGACACGGATCAACAAGACCGTGACGGCAAAGGGTGTGACCGAGCAGTGGGTCTACCGCTACGGGCGCAACACCTACTACCTGTATTTCAACAACGACTCGCTCTTTGCGATTCAGGGTGGATCGTGACCCCCTCGCAGATCGCACACGTCACGAACCTCGCCAATCAGTCGGCGCGGGGTACTGGCGTCACGGTCAAATACGAGTGGGATCGGAAGAAGCAACGGTTCCAATGGAACTACTACCGCCGTGGAATCTACATCGGTTGCACGGTAAAACTTGAACAGGTGGTCGAGAAGATGGACCGCTACATCACTGCAACGTAAAGGAGAAGCATCATGTACGGAGAATGGGAAATCACTTTTATCGATTGCGGGCGACTGAAGCGCGTGCGAGCTAAGACGGACGCATACGCGATTCTTACAAGCCCGTATTCATTTCACCCGAATATGAACAGCAGCACCATCGTCAAACTCGAACTGCTCACCACCGATTAACCCATCGCCCGGAGTAACTATGACAACTAAGAACATGCCATCACTCAAGCTGATGGCCGAAAGCAAGGTCGACGGAATTCAGAAAGCAACGACGTTCAAGATCGACCCGTACAAGGTGGAATTCGAGGAGGGCTTCAATCTGCGTGAGGAAGGACCGGACCTCGACGCACACCTCAACCGGCTGTATGTCGCCATGAAGGCAGGTGCGTATGTACCACCCATCGACGTGTCGGTTATCGACGGTCGCATCCTTGCCCGTGACGGCCATTGCCGCACCCGTGTCGCCCGCAGGTTGATCGACGAAGGTATCCCGTATCAACTCGAAGCCCGCCAGTTCCGAGGCAACGAGGTCGAGTCGGTCCTGCACATGATCGGCAGCGATCAGGGGAAAGCCTTCACGCCGTTGGAGCAGGGTCGCGGGTTCCGGCGACTCACCCGCTACGGTATGACGGTCAATCAGATCGCCGAGCGCACCGGGTTGCACCGCACGACCATAGACAACGGCCTGTCACTCGCCGACGCCCCGATTGCCGTGCAACGACTGATCACGGAAGGGAAGATCGCCGTTCAGGTCGCTCTCGATGTGCTCAAGAAGCACGGGCACCACGCCAAGGCGACTGAGGTACTACAGGCACTCGTCGACAAGGCGAGCAAGGCCGGTGTCGCCAAGGTCACGAAGAAGCACGTCAGCGGTTTGCGCGTACCCCCGAAAGTCGCTCAGTCGTTTGTGTCCGCTGCGACTACACTACGCGAGTACATCAACACGACGCCGAAGGAACGCAAAGCCATGTCGAGCGGTGGTACGGTCATGGTGCCGGCCGCCGTGCTGCACGATCTGCTGAACGCGCTCGCCGAGGTCAAACAAGGAGAAGAACTGTGAGCGCGAAGGAAACCCCGTGGTTCAAGGGTAAAGATAAGCCGGTGCACGTCGGGGTGTTCAAACGACGGACAACCCCCCGTGGTAGGTGGATATTCTTTTCAAAATGGGACGGCAGACTTTGGTGCGTCGGTGATGAAAACCCGGACGTAGCTGCGAAGATCACCATCTACAGCATTCATCAGAAACTGCCGTGGTGCGGCCTTGCCGAGAAACCGCAATGACTATCGCCGCCAACATAGCCGCACGGGACCGCTATACGGCCTCGCTGCGGGGTTCAGATGACGCCGCCCCGCTCCATGCCAGCCAAGAGGTTGAACGGGAGAGCGCGAGGCCCATGAGCGAGGCCGAGGAGGCATTGTTCGGGTGGGTCTACAAGCAACCCGGCATGCCGACGTTCGAGGACTGCAAGGCGATCCTCAGTCGGGTCTATGCCGAGCGGGGGTCCGAGGAAACGACCGTCGTACTTCAGCGGTTCGGCACTCAGTCCATCTCGGACTTGTGGATCGGTCTGTATCAGGCGTTCCACGACTACTGCAAGACCATCCTGAACTACGGCATCTCGCCGGCCTACGGATGGACCGGACCCGATGACGTACCGACCGGCATGCGCGACCGATGGTTGCTCTGGCACGCGGAGAGCGAGTGCCTGTACGAAGTGCGCGGCAGCATGCCCGACGAACTTGTTCTCGGGGAGGTGTCGGACGTGAGCGGGGTCGACGAGTTCGAGAAGCGATTCATTGCCGAGCAGATCGGCGGAAAGGACGAACTGTGACAACTCCCGCCCATCATGAGCGCGTCGACCGCGTGCTGAAAGAGGCTGTCGGCCGGGACTTGAGTTCGTGGGAACGGCACACCTTCCTACCGAGCCTCAAGAGCTTCTGGTATCTCTCCGACAAGCAGGAGAAGCTACTTCAGGAAATCGAAATCCGCGTGTTCGGGGATGACGATTGATCACTCACCGCGATCAGACCGAACCACGGCCTGACATGCGGTGAGTTGGCGCACTACTTCGTCGGCGTCGTCGACGAGGGCGAGAAGATCAGCAGTAGTCTCTCGCGGAAGTTCGCCTCTCGCGGAACCATCACATCGGCCGGTGCCGGTGGTAACTGCGCCGGCTTCACTTCCACCGGGACGTTCGCTGTCGGGAGTGTATTGCAGGCGGATAGCGCCAGCACGAGCGGCAGCAACATCGCGCTCACGTTGAGCCTTGGCATTTTGTAGCTCCTTCTGATAAGTAGTCGACACGGTCGCAAGGCGGGTGGCGTGAAGCCGTTCGGTCGCACGGGCCGCGTCCTGAAGCGTCACGATCCGTTCGTTGGCGAGCCGCAGTTGCTCGTTGTCGCGGGCCTGCCACTCGACCCGCTCTGCGGTGTGACCGGCCGTGTTCTGCCAGTAACCGACGCCGACCAGACTGCCGGCCCATGCGACCCCAACGGCAACGACGACATACGGGTTCATGGTCTCACCTCGCAAACGGGTAGAGCCGCCAGCGGATCGGCAGCCAGTGCCGCCGCCAACTCGGGCTTGTTGCCAGCATCCCGAGCCGCCTGAGCGCCACGTTCTGCATCGGCACGACGTTTTTCATAGCACCACCAACCGGGTGTGCAGTTTGAGAGACAGCGTCCACGATTCTTGCACTCCTCGTTCATGATTGGGTCACGGCTTGAAAACAGTTCGACCGGACCTCGGGGCGCGGATCGTCCAATGTGACCAGTGCGGGGTGTCGTCAGGGTGCTCGATGTGAATGCCGCACGCTTCGAGTTTGTCGAGGTTCGCCATGCACCACGAGTCGATCCGGTTGTGCGGGTCGTACCGATCAACGGCAAGCGCATCCTTGTGCGACGATCCGGGGGCACCCTGCGGACACGACTGCGGGCGGAACCCGCCATAGGACTCACCGCTTACCCCCGAGTCGGTCAGCGGGTTGTCGGGGAACTCGACACCATCGGCGCGAGCCATTTCCTCAAGCGCGGCACACGCGGCGAGCAGTCGTTCGGCATTATCTTTCCTCGCGTCGGTCGCGTCGGGATGACCTAGCCACGGACCGAAGTATTGTTCTAAGGTAATCACTGTTTTCCCCTTGCGTCGAAGTAGAACTTGATTGCTGCCGCTTGAAGTGCCATGTACGGCGCTGTGACTGCTGCAATGATTGCCGCGATTTCAACACCGCTCTTGTCCTTGCAGGTTGAGACGTACAGCATCGCCCACTCGGTCAGCTTGTAGGTGCCCCACAGGACCATCAGACTGACGGCGTGCTTGTCGATGTCGCGGTTGTCGATGAAGTCCCATATCCGGGTCATCCATCCGAACCACCCATCGGTGCGACGGCGATTCATCGCCCGCCCACCACGGACGGGCCGCCACGGAATTTTTCCTCTTGCTCGTGGTGTGCGCGATGCTCGGCCTTGAACTCCTTGAGCATTTGCACCTCGCGCTGTACGTCCTCGAACTGCGTAAGCACCTTCGACCCATACCACGCGAGGGTGGTCTGACCGGCGAACAGGCATGCCAGCAGAATGCGAATGATCCACCGACCGCCGAAAAACAGTTGCATCTCCTTCGCCTCGTGCTTCGTGAACTGATCAACGTGCAAGTCGAGTTGATCGCTCAACTTTTGCGTGAGGGCGGTGTTCGCGTTCAGGTTCTCGCTCATCTTGAGCAGGATGAGCAGGAGGGCTTTGTCCTTCGGTGCCTCAGTCTGAAGGATCAACTGCCGGATGTCCTCGGGGGTGGAGTCTTCTGTGTGCGGCACGATCACGACCTTTCTACGGTTTGACGAACACCGGCAACCCGGCAAGGAACTCGCCGATGGTGGGAGGGGGAACCTGACCTGCCTTCACGGCTTCCATGAGCGCATAGGCTTGTGCGTTGACGTTGTCCATCCATTGCGCGAAGGCAACCCCTTCGGCGTAGAACGGGCCGGGGTAGCCGGCGCGAAGGGCGAACGTGAATCGGTTGTTGTAGCGATGCTCGCGTGCCACGTTGTCGAGGTGCAAATCCAACGCGGTTTCGTAGTTCACGGCGAGGCGTGCGAACACAATCTCGGCCGTGTGGGGGGTGTAGATCACATACGGAGCGTCGTCAATCTCCGTGCGGTCGTAAGTGTCGGGGGTGTAGTCCGGTGGGGGTACGGGATCGGCAATCTCGGTGATGCCGAGATCTTCGACAACCTCGGGGTACAACAGTACGTTGGCATTGAAGGTGGTGCCCCCGTGTGTGATAACACCATCGGGCCGTATCCGCTTGCCGTCTTTGTCGATGAACATCCCGTACCCCCAACAAAATGCCGCGATTATAACCGCAGGTTGTATTTATGCACTATTCACCGATTGCGACCCAATTCAGCGATCCGGTCGCCAGAATTTGCGCCGAGGTCAGGCTGTAGGCGTAGCTGACGAGCGTGTAGACGTTCGCGGCCGTCGTGCTGTTCGGTGCGGGGCGGCGGATGTAGATCGTCGCCGTGCCGTTCGAGATGGTGAGGTCTGACTGAGCGCCGCCGAACGCACCGCCGTAGTTGTAGAGCGTGCCGGTCAGGTCTCCGTTGTAGCTGGTGGCCGACGTGTTCTGATAGGTGACACTCTGCGAACCGGAAGTAGTCGTCGAGCCGGGGTCTTTGAACAGGCTCTTGCTGAAGTTCGGGGCCGACACGCTCGCCGTACCACCTGTCGAGGCGTACAGATACCATGACACGCTGTAGTTCCAGTCGACGCGGTAGATCGACCACCCTGACGGCACGCTGTAGGCTCCAAGGTTCAGCGTGATGTTCTTGGTGCCATAGCCGGATAGCGTGTCGCTGACGGAGCCGGCATTGGTCCGGGTGGCCGTGCTGTATTCGTAGGACACCGAACCGAATACCGTTCCGTTCGTGTCGAACGCCTCGCTGTAAATCCGCCACTGCCACGTCCCGGCGCTCGGGAAGTCGAACGCCACCGAGTCGGAAATCGCACCGAACTGAGCACCCATCGCCACCGTGCGGTACGACCCGGCGACCCACTGAGCGCCGTCCCAATACTCGATGCGCCATTTCACCGAGCGGTAGTAATACTGGCTCGACCCGTTGCCGCGTTGACTCTGCAAGCTGACGGTCGGGGTGATCTGCGAGCAGTTCGCCGGGGTCGTCTGTGTCGAGGATGTCCACGAGTTCGAGGACGTGCTACCCGAGGTGTTATTGATCGCCGAACTGCCCGTGTTGCCGCCGAGGGTGAGGGTGGCGGTCGGCGTGAACTGCCACACGCCGGACCCCGGCGAGGTCTCAGTGACGGTGCCCGGTGCGCAGTTGATGCTTTGACTCTGCCCGGAGTAGGCCGAGTCGTAGAGCTTCAGCGATGCGGGGGATACCATCACCTTCGGCTGTGCTTTCCAGTAGCCGGGGATCGTGACGAGGGTGTTGTTGTTCGCCGCCCCCACCTCAAGCCGCTTGAGGTAGTTGTAGGTCTGGTACGCACCCCCGGCGTAGGTGAGGAAGCGAATCTCACCCGAGGTCAAGCGGACGTAATCGGCGTTTTCCGTGAGGTCTTTGAACACCCGGATTTCGCCGGCACCGTCAAGCTCGACCACGCCCCCGCCGAGGCTGAACAGCACGTCATTCGGGAGCGCCCCGGTCGACAGGTTCGCCACGCTCAGGTTGCCGCCGATCAGCACGTCGGCATTCAACAGAGCCTTCCACACGCCGGTCTCGACCTCCGTGACAGCGAACGGGGTTTTGACACCACCCGCGCCAGTCGGTGAGACAAGCTGTAGGGAGTTTGCGAGGATGACGAACTCGGAGTGCGGGTCGTCGTCCACCGCGTCAGTCGAGGCGAAACCGAAGCCGGTCACAAATCCGTTCAAGTCGGTCTTGACGGTGAACTGCGCACTCAGGCCGGTGAGCGTGCTTGCCTGCGCGGTCTGCGTCGTCTCAATCGCCGCGATGTCACCGTTCACCTGTGACGATAGCGTGCTGATGCTCGACGACAAGGCGGAATCGGCGTCCGCACGGGCCGTCGCCTCAGTCGCCACGGCTGCCGAGATGTCGGATGCTGTTTGCACCCCCAAGGCCGTGATGCTCGACGACAGCGCCGAGTCGGCGTTTGCACGGGCGGTCGCTTCCGACGAGATTGCCGCCGTGTTGCCGTTCACCGTCGCGGTGAGGGCGGTGATGCTCGACGACAGGGCTGAGTCGGCATTCGCACGGGCGGTCGCCTCTGAGGCTACAGCCGCCGAGATGTCGGATGCTGTTTGCACCCCCAAGGCCGTGATGCTCGACGACAGAGCCGAGTCGGCGTTCGCACGAGCCGTCGCTTCAGACGTGATTGCTGCTGCGTTGCTGTCGACCGAAGCGGTGAGCGTCGTGATGCTCGACGAGAGGGCGTTGTCGCCAGCAATACGGGCAGACTGCTCGGTGTTGATCGCGGCCGTGTTCGACGCAATCGCCGCCGCGCTCGTCAGAATGTCGGCCGTGTTCGCTGCCGTCCGATCAACAAGGCCGGTGGTCGGCGTGTCGATCAGATTGATGCGCGTGTTGAGAGCGTCGACGAGGTGGGTTTCGTTCAGACTACCCTCGATCTCCGCGAGGGTCTGCGTCGGGTCGACGCGCAGGGGGCGAGCCGAGACAACAGCGGACCAGTCGGACAGGATGCCGTTGTTGTCCTGCACCCGTGCCCAATACCATTGTATTGGACCGACTCGCTCAAGTTCGTGCGTGTAGTCGACGTCCGGGTAGGCGAGGTATTGCAGCGTCGTACCGTCCTCGAAGTCAGGCGTGTCGGACACCCACAACTCGGTCTGATAGATATTCGTCCTGCCATCCCCGAACGCCCACGACAGCGCAACGGCAAAGGCGGCCGGGGTCGCGGTCAGGGCGGGGGTAGCCGGCTTGTTCTCGTAGGTCGCACCACCAGACACGACCGAGCGGGCGAAGGTGTGATCGAACGCCTGCCACGACTCAACCCCGTCGCGCACGGAATTCAGAGTGAGTCGCAACACCCCGAGGTTCCCGTCTGCCGTGCTGTCGGCCGTGGGGTAGGTCCATGAGGTCTTGTCGCCGGCAACGTCGTAGATACGCATCAGCGTACCGCCGTTGTAGACCCGCACGCGGTACGTCACACCTTCCTCGGGTCCGATGTTGCCTTCGGTGTGATCGACGAAATCGACAGTCTGCGCGAGGCGATCCCGGTGTGCCCATGTCATCGTCACGGTCGGGCCGGCAATCGTCACCGGGCGGTAGGTGTCGGCAATCTTGATGTTGCCGGGAGGGTACGGCCGGATTGCCCGATGGTTGAACACCAGCACCTCAGTCTCGGCGTCGTCGATGTCGAGCGTGCCGATGCCGGTCTGCGGGCGCGGACGGTAGTAGACCGTCTCGCCGGCCGTGCGTTCGATGTTGTCATACGCGGCGGCCGGGGTCTTGAAGAACACCCGCACGCCGGCATTGTGACTGATCGGCACGGTATCGAGGATGCCGCGACCGACGCTGACATCCCCGGTCGACGGGTTGCACGAAATCACCGACACGCACTCGTCGCCGATGTACGCATACCCGCCGTCCGAGGACAGCACCACGTTGTCGAGGTCGTAAGCGGCCGACAGCACGATGTTTGTCTGCGTGGCGCTGATCGTGTTGGCGAGCACGCCGGTCGGGCTGAAATTACCTTTCGCCACGTCATCGAACGTCACGTCATCCGACGACGCGCTCAAGACGAACCCGAACGGAGTGCGTACGGCACCACGGGAGGCGAGGAACATCCCAAAGCCGTAGTCAGGCTGTAGTTGCGCCTGATTGGCGAGCGATACGTTCTTCACCACCTCCCAATACGGGGCTTCGACCGCCATGCCGGCATCGGCGGGGATCGGCGGCACCACGTTGTCGACCCACTGTGTCGGCGGTGCGGTGGTGTAGGACGACGTGGGTAGTCCGAAGATGTCCTCGACCATCGTGACCGTGATTGCCCCGCTCGTCAGGGTGCCCTTGCTGATCTTCGTGATGCGGAACGGCACCCCGTCAATGCCGAGGCTCGGCCAAACGAATTTCACCACGTCACCGACCGACTTGTTCCACATGATGCGGTTGGTGGTGACAGTCACTTGCGCGAGGTTCGCCGTGAGGGTATCCAGATCACGCATAGCGACCTTGGCGGCCAGATCGGGTTCGCGGATACCCGGATACCGCTTCGTCGTCGAAATAACGGCACCCTGAGCCGCTACGGCCGCCAGATTCTGCACACCAACGGGTTTGTCGTTGCCATCGCGGTCCACATAGACAACGACGACCTCGTTGACGCCATCGCCGAACGTCGCCCGCTGGAACGAGTTCAGTGCCAGCACGTTCGACTCGTTCAACTCGGTAAGGGTCTCAAGGTCGTAGTCGGCACGGATCAGGCGAAGCTCGAACTTGCCCGTCTCCATGTTGATGCCGAGCGCGGCGTTGATGTGATTGAGGGTGGTGCCGACGAACTCCTCAATCGTCTGCTCGTCGGTCCATTCAATCGACAGCCCGAACCCCTCGGACTTCAGTTGCGCGGCACACCCGGCGAAGTTGTCCGAGTTGACGTCTGATGTGTTGTAGCCCATACCCCAATTCGGGTCCGTGAGGCACTGATAAATCATGTGCGCCGGATTCATGTCGAGCGTGTTGATCACCGCGTCGTCCGGGTTCCACGGGCTGTCGTTGTGCCACCCCTTGAGGATGCGCGTCACCTCGACCCACGGGGCTTTGAAATACGGGTTCCCCGAGGACCACATGAAACTCTTGAACACGAGCGACAGGATGCCGCGATAGGCGGGGCACGTCACCCCCTGATGCGTTGTGAGGTAGGTGTTGCGAGCCTGATCGGCGGCACCCATCAGCACGTCGACGTTGCCGGCAACCCCACCCTCACGGTCATCACCGCCGAACAGGTCGGGCTTGTTGATCGTGATCGTCGCGTTCGCCGCGACAGACCCGGACCATGCCTCGCGCTCGCCGACGATGATCCTGCGCACGCTGTCGACCGGGCCGTGGCACACGCCGAGTTGCACGCCCATGAAGTAACGATACCCGACCGTTACATCACCGCCCCCGTTGCCTTTCCCGTTGTTGCTCATGACAACCCTTTCTGTTCGCGCTGGCGAGCCGCCGCGACTACCTGCCGCAGCATCGCATCGTCAATGTGCTCGACACGCGAGGCGTCGAGGCCGTTCTTGATGAAGTCCGACCAGTCTAGCCCGTGACGCTCGAAAAACTGCCGCGCTCCGCGATTGCAGAACTTGATTGCCGCGAGGTCACGATGCAGGATCGTCGTCACTTCTTACCCCCACTGCTCGACTTGATCGCGGTAGTGTTGGGGTCGCCATACCAATTCACGTTCGCCGATTTGACGAGGCATGTCCCGAACACGACAGACACCGGGCGGCCTTCCTCGGCGGTCGGGATGTCGAGCTTCCCCGCCTCGGGGTCTTTCTGTTCGACCTTCGACGCGGCGGCCGAGGACAGCATCGACGACACCACCATCATTGCGAACGAGACGAGCAGTTGCATCCACATGGTCGTTCCCCTCAGTACAGCGTCGAACCGTTGAACGGGTTCTTCGTCGGGATATACGGCATACCGCCGTAGTTCAGCGAGTTGTTGAACTTGCTATGGCATGTCTCGGGTAGGTGGTCGCATCCGGGGTAGGTGCTGATCGTCATGCCGACGACAAGGCCGGGTGGTTGCGAGGTAAGGACGAGGTTGCCCGACGCATCGGATGACTTCACCATGCGCTGTTCGAGGTAGCCCTTCTCGGCATGAACCCATGTCACGAACCCCCCGGCAAAATGATCGACGGCCGCACCGACAGCCGCAGCACAATTGACCGTCGCACCGCTGATCGAGGTCACGACATAGTCGACTTTGAATGCGGCCTTGCTGACGTTACATTGACCGTGACCCGTGACGTACAGGGCGAGAGGGCATTGCACCGCGTATTTCCGCCGCAGGCCGACACGCTTGAGCGAGGTGAACAGGCTCTCCGTCTGCAATGCAAGCCACGGTTGCGACCACTCGACGTTGGTGATACGGCCTTTCCAGACGGCCTTGACCTCGGCATCCTCGACGTGCTTGACGAACAGCGTCACGCTCACAACACCGCTCGGCGGCTGCACGCGGAACAACTCACCAACCGGGCAGTCCTGCGGGACGTGGATCGTGCAGTTCGAGCGGGCGATGTCGCCGGTCGACTCGATGGCGTCGTGTTTGATCGGCAGCGGGGTATAGGTGTTCCCGTCGTGCACGATGGCGTCTTCCGCCGTGGTGTAGTACCAGTGATTCGTCAGGTAGGACACCATGAGCAGTTCGACGGGGCGACCGTCTTCCGCACTGACTTCGAGAGTTGCGAAGGTCATATCTTCACCGTTATGAATGAGGTCTGCGGTTCTGCGACGGCATCAGTAATCCACGGGATCACGATCTTGTCCGTCGCCAGTCGGCACCGCAGCAGCAGGCGCACCACCGAGCCGTCGTTCGGCTGTACGGTCGTGCCGAGCGTTGAATCGAGCGTGAGGGTCGTAGTGTCGTCCGAGTAGTCAGGTACGCAGGCGGTGATGCGACGATAGACCGTCGTGCCGTTCGGCAATTTGATGCTCAGGCGGTCAAACGAGGTGTCGACCCCGACGAGCGTGTTGAACCATGTGCCGGCGACGACGAGGCTTGCCTGATTGCCGACGTTCGACGCCGCTACCGTGAAATCGTCATGCCATGAGGGCATCCATACCGACTTGGCTTGCCCGCGCAACCGGGCGGCGAGTTTGCGGAACTCGACGATCTGTTCGCGGGACTTGAGGAACCACTGAAACGGGCGCACCACGCGGGCGACGCTCTCAGTCTCGAAGTATCCGAGCGGACCCACACCCGCGTCGACCGTGTCGAACTCGAACGAGAACTCGTTGCCGATGGATGAGCGCCAGTTCGGTTTCGCGGTGATGACCTCGATCCCGTCATACAGGGTTGCCGGGTCGTCGACGGGCAGGTTCTGGTATGCCGTGTCAGCACTCCCTACGAAACTCACGACCGCCTGAAGCACCGCCGAGGTCTCACGGGAGGTCGGGAGCGTGACGTTGAAGTGTCCGACGATCAGCGGATAGACCAGCACACCGGCAGGCCAGTCCCACCCGGTCGGCTCGCTCAGGGTGAGGGTGTTGGTGCCCACGCTGTCGATCTCGACGACCTCGAACACCTTCTCGGAATGGTAGATCAGCGCGAACCCGGCTGACTGGAATCCGATTGTGTCGGTATTGACGCTGATGGTGGTGCTGAGACCCGGTGCGTCGGCGGTGAGCTTGGCGCGGTCGGTCCACACCGGCAAGGCGAAGTATCGGTTCTGCCATCCGCGCAGCATCGCCTCGAAGTCGGCCGTCAGCGAGCGTTGCAGGAGGATGTTGTACTCGAAGCTGCGGCGAGGCTCCATGCGCAAGGATCGGCGTTGCTCAGACCCGTCCCGCGCCCGCAGGATGTCGGTCTTCCACTCAAGACCTTCGCTTACCGGCGAGGTCCAATTCGGGTGGAACGGGAACACTCGGGTCGTCTTGCCGAACATCGTGTAGGTGCGCAGCGGCTCGACGAGGATGACTTCAACGTAGCCGTCCTCAACGTACCCGTCGACGACATACTTTTTCCCGAGTGTGATCGTCATGACGCACTACCTTGAAAGGAGGGCTAGTGCTTCGCCTTTGGTGATGTTGAGGTTGTACCGCTCGGGGTCAGCAAGGAACTCGGCGAATCGCTCACGCCGGTCGTCCGGGTAGTGCAACGCCTGCACCTTGTACGCCTCGACCTCGGCCCACAAGCGGTAGGCCGGGACGAACTTGTGCAGGATGAAATGCGCCCCGAAGAAAACCCCCGGTAGCACGGCGAAGGCTACCGAGGTGGAGTAGAAGTTGTAGACGAGGATGAACACGACCGCTGCTGCCATCGCACCCGTCAAGAACCACTGCTCGCCGTGTTCGTCCTCGTGAGCGAGCAGGCCGATGTCGTCCTTCTTCGCCGGGTCGATGACGTTGATCGGACCGAAGTTACGACCGGCCGACCACTCGGGGAGCATGCGACGGGTGTAAATGGTCAACACGGCCTTACTCCGCAACCGTGTCGAGGGGTGCCGGGTCGGTTTCGAGGATGTCGAACACCTGACACACGATCAGGGGGTTGTACTTCTTGCCGAGGCACTTCTTGATCTCGGCGATGTCCTCGGTGCTCAGGTCGATCTCACCCTTGGCGTCGTAGACCCGCTGTGCCAGTTTGCCGCGCTTGTGCTTCTCGATCCCCGGCAGGGTGCGCTCGTCCTCGAACAGCGTGTTGAGCGCATCACCGCAGGCCATCGCAGCGGTCATGGTGGTCACGGACTGAACGACCGGCTTGCCGGGTTCCAGTTGCTCGATCACGGCTTCGGTGACGGGCGTTCCGTTCAGGTTCTTGAGGGCGACGTTCAGATTGCGTTTCATGATGATTCTCCTTATGGTTGAGATTGGTACTGCGGGTTGTATTCTAGTTGAAAACTACGGCCTCCAAAGCAGCGGCACGGGCGCGAAGGCGCTGCGCCTCCGCGATAAGCAGCGGCACCAGAATCTGGTGATCCATGCTCTGATAGATTGGGTCGCCGTTGTCATTGACGGCATCCTTTTCACCGGTCACGCAGTACGGTGCAACGGCCTGCGCTTCGTGGGCGATCATCATCGGGCGGCTGATCGTCGCACCCTTCATCTTGCCGGTGTAGATGCGGAAGGCGTCGATGACTTCGCCGGAGTTGGTCAGCGGGCCTTCGATGTCCTTGGCGCGGTAGTCTGAGGTTGTGTTGTAGGCCACCACGCCG